CAACCACTTTGTTGTAAAAAGACAATGGCAATTAAAACCACTATAATTATACTAAGCAGGTTTTTCATCATCATCTTTCTTTTTAGCTGTAAATTTATCTAAACTATCAGCACCCATACCAATAGCTGTAATAACCATAACGGCATTTACAAGCTCAGCAGCAGGTTTAAAATGCTCCTCAGAGAAACTGTTTGCTGTCATAGTACCACATAAGAATATAGCACCTAAGAAAGCCACTACAGGCTTTATTGAGATTGAGCCACGCTCATCTTTGAATAATTCAACTATCCAATCTTTAAATTTCATTTTGTAAATTTTATTTTGTTATCTACTAAGACAGCATATGTAATCTCTTCTTCTTTTTTAGGGATAGATGGTGAAGGCAGTGTATTACTAGCTTTAAATAATTGACGTTCTAAGTTGTCAATACGGGTCTTGTCTATATTAGACTGAGCCATTAATAACTTTACATCAGACTTAATCTCGTTTACATCATTCCAGATGAGTAAACTAACTAAGGATACAAGTGTTGGAAATATCCAAACTTTAAATGCGGCTATAGAAATAGTTTCTCTAGTCATTGTTTAAATACTATTTAGTAGGTTGAAACTCATATACTAGACCTGCTGGCTTTTTAAAGCTGGCAATCAATGAGTTAGCAATGATTTTACCAGTTTTGTCTTTACGTACAAAGTATCTCATACGATTCTCACGAATGTTCTGAGGACTTGTAATAGTGTTAGCAGCTGGAATCTCAATAGTATCCACTGGAACAGGTTGCTCAGCAGAAATGCTTTGCATTGTACCAGGAATAGGATAACCTAAATAGTCCTTTTGGGCATAAAATTTTTTAGTAACCATGGTATTAATATTTATATATAAACTTAGAATATGTACAATTTGTATAATCCCTACAATATAATATACGAAATATTCAGGAAATTATCTACATTTGTGAATATAAAAATCAAATTATGGAAATAAACGATTATGCCTACCAATTAGAGAAAAAACTAGTGGATAAGTTTAAGCAAGACTTTTACAAAAAGTTTGATTACTACCCAGTTATCCTTACAAAAGCTAATGCTTTAGTAGATGAAAGGAGCCAATTAATGAGCTTGGAAGAGCTAAAAGAGTATTTTACCCCATTTTTACCTATAAGAAACGGTAAGACCATTCCCCTGGATAAGAAATGCAGGATCAGAGAAATCACTGAATTAAGGTCTATTTTCTGCTATATAGCTAGATCCATGAGCTATTCCCTTAAGTCAATAGGGGAATTTTTAGCCGGAAAAGACCATACAACCGTCATTCATTCTATAAAGTGCTTTAATGACCTTAATGAGACCTCAGACGTGTTTGCAGAGAAGTATACAACGATCGTAAATTACATAAAAAAACTAAATACAAGAGAAGATGAGCCATCAGCTGTGGAGCACATGCCTGAAGTACAGGATTAGCCCAAACCAAATTTACTACCTAGACAGTAGAAGAGACCAAATCTCTACAGGTAGTATTATAGATGCAGATATAGAACGTGCAATAGCACAGAGTAATGGCTATGTAGATTTAGATAACAATCTGACTGCCAAAGCCTTAGTAGTTTTAAACGAGTTTGAGACTTATTTAGTTAAGAGAAAAAAGAAGATTAGTAAAGAAATCCTAGGTGATGACTTTGCAGATAGGATCAAAGAGTACTTACAACTGTTTCCAGATGGTAAGTTACCTTCAGGCCAATTGGCTAAGGTTAACACTAAGACATTGACAGACAAGTTTATAAAGTTCTTTGATATGTTTCCTGATTATAATAACTGGCCCTTAATACTAGAAGCTACAAATTATTACATATATTCTTGTAGTAAGGAGGATAATAAGTTTATGCAGACTAGTGAGTATTTTATAAGTAAGCAAAACCTGCATAAGGAAATTTCCTCTAAACTAGCAGACTATTGTCAGATGATTTTAAATGATCCAGAATTAAAAAATATTCAGGATTAATTTTGTTATTAAAAAGATATTTATTAACTTTACAACCCTACAAAATTTCAGTGTATGAACAGTTACGACCAAGAGATTGAAAAGCTATTCGATCAAATCACAGTTAGAATCAGTGATAGAGAAATATTTGCTATAACCCTAGAAGGATTTAAGTTAGCTATGGAAAAGATGGCTATTATAGCAAATGCTGACGGCAAGATAGAAGTGTTAAAAGATTTAAAAAAAGATTTTAAGGAAATTATAACTAATGCCTAATGCATAATGAAATTATAGAAAGACCTTATGGAGCACTTTTATATTCAGAATCACTCACTGAAAGTGCAAGCTATGTTAACGATAGAAGACATGGTAGAATTAAATCATTCAGAACACCATGGTCTGGTTTTAATAGAGCCGGTATTAATGGATTAGAATGGGGATCAATATTAACTATAGGAGCTAGACCTGGTTCAGGTAAGACACTTATAGCTAGTCAAATATTAAGAGAGTCCCGCAGACTAAATCCTGATCAAGATTTTAATATACTAGAATTTCAATTTGAGATGGGTCCTAAACAATCTGGTTCTAGAGCTTTTGCTGCAGAGCTAGCTTTAGATTATAACCAAGTCTTAAGCACTGATAAGTCTCTTGATGATTTTACTTTTGATAGAATTCAAAGATTAATAAGAGAAACAAAAGATCTTGAGAGTAAAGGCGTTTGGAGATTACAAATTAATAAACCTATCAATCATAAAGAGATGCTAGATGCTATCCGTAAGTACTATGTAGCACTTGGTAGCAAACCACTTCTTATAACTATTGATCATAGTTGGTTAATTAAGAAAGCTCCAGATGAGAAAGAGAAGTTTTCAACTCTTTATAACACTGTAGAAGCATTAATGGAACTCAAGAATGAGCTACCTATTATTATCATCATGCTCACTCAGCTTAATAGAACTATAGATGAAGCTAGTAGAAAGACACCGGGTAACATAGGAAACTATCCAGTATCTGCAGATGTATTTGGTGGTGATGCTCTTATGCAAGGATCAGATATGTTAATAGCATTAAATAGACCATATAAATCTAATATATTTAGTTACGGACCAAGGAAGTATGAAGTAAAAGATGACTACATCTTTATGCACTTACTTAAGATTAGAAACGGTTCTGACAAAAATGATATTCTATTTATGCAAGCAGATTTTAGAAGACAGCAGTTGTTAGAAGTACCTGAGTTTCATTCAACTGGCGGTAATAATAATGCAGCTAATGGTAACGGTTATACACCGTATAATTCAACAGTCGGACAAAACACTTTTACAACATAAAATAACAAAATACAAATATCATGGCAGATTTTATTGTACAAACTGCAGAAGAGCAGAAGAAGGAGTGGAAACGTAATAAGCTAGATGCTATACGTGATTATCACAAAGATTTAATTAGTGACCTTGGCATTAGTATCACTGATTTTAATATGAAAATGCCGTTCCATGACAAGCATGGAAAGTTAGTAGTAGGTATCTTTTCATCAGAGTTTAGAAAAGAAAAAGGTTTCTTCTTTGAATTAGTTACTAGAGATCTAGTACCGGCAGATGAGAAGCGTACTGTTTATAGAATTCCATTTAATATAGCTTTTGAAGAAGAGTATGAGTTAAATGAGAAAGGATCTTATTTAGTTCCTATAGAAGAACTAAGATCTGTAAATGTTCCTTCAGTGGCTATTAGTAAATATTCAGCAATAGAGACAGAAGACAAAGTTTTTACTACAAGTACAACAGCACCTGATATAAACAAGATGCCTATGTATAAAGCACCAGCTCCAATGGATGATTCTGATGCTCCTTATAGTCAAATGACTATTAGGGATTATTATGCTATTCATACAGGAAAGCCTGTAAGTGGTAAGACTTGGTTAAATGATCTTATTAAACAAAAATAAAACAACCCCACATGGCACAAGGCGTATTAATCATCGCAGAAAGTGGTGCAGGTAAGTCTACAGCAATTGAGACTCTGGACCCGTTAGAGACATTTATAATAAATGTAGCTAACAAACCCCTTCCTTTTAAAGGATGGAAAAAGAAGTATACTATTTGGAGTAAGGACAATCCAACTGGTAACATGTATGATAAGTCTGGTACAGCACACATAGCTGCAGCATTGCAATATGTGAGTGATAAAAGACCTGAGATCAAAACCATAGTGGTAGATGATTTCCAATACATGAGCTCATTTGAGTTCTTTGAAAGAGTAGACGAGAAAGGTTATGAGAAGTTTACTCAGATCGGTGCAGGTTTAGCTCGTATAGCTAGAATGCCTAAAGACTTGAGAGAAGACTTAACTGTATTTTTCCTAACTCATGCAGAAGAGTCAACTGATATGGATGGTAAACGTAAGTTAAAAGCAAAGACTATTGGTAAAATGGTTGATGAGAAACTTACATTAGAGGGATTATTCTCTATAGTTCTTTACGGTAAAGTAAAGAAAGGAAAAGATGATGTAATTAGATATGTTTTTGAGACACAGACTACAGGTGATAACACATGTAAGTCACCTAAAGGAATGTTTGGTACCTTTGAAATACCAAATGACTTAGGCCTTGTTAAAAAATCTATTATAGATTACGAGAATTAGTATATTTGAAACGTTTAAATATTTAAAACAACACGGTTATGTTTAGTACAAAAGGACAAGAAGTAAAACAAGGTGGTGGAGTACAGAAGTCTCTACAACCAGGAGTAGTTTATGCACACATTTTTAGTGCATCAGTAAAAGAGTCAAAAAATACAGGAAAAAAGTCTTTAGAGTTTATCTTAGAAGGACCTGCATTGGAAAACTTTGAAGGATGGAGTATAGAAAAAGGTAATGACGCTGGACCTAAATTTAAAGGTCAATCAGCAAGAGTATCTGCAAGTATGTGGATTGACAGTTCTGGTGAGACTAGCCCATCTAAAAATGAGATTATGAATAAACTTAGCATTATTGCAGTTGAGTTAGGTCTTAAAGATGAGTTAGATCAAATCAATGCATCTAGTATTGAAGACTGGGTTGCTCAAGTAGCTAAGTTAGTAGCAGGTAAGAATTTATATTTCTTTCTAAAGGGTCAAGAAGAAGAGTACAATGGTAAAACTATTGTAAAGTTATCTTTACCTAAGTTTAAGTATGCTTCTGCTTATGAAGATAAGTTAGATGTATATGATAGAAATAACCAATATCATTTTAAGGCATTACAAAATAAGCCAGTAACTGGTTTTGAGCCTGTTAATGATGATTTCAATATGTAATATCGGGACTTTCATACATACAATTAAGAGGGGAGGGTTTCTACTCTCCCCAATTTTTTTTAAATTTACGTTATGTTTAAAACAAAAGATTTAGTACATGATATAAAAGGTGTGCCTATAAACTGGATCTTTGAATACTTCGGTAAGTTAAAAGAAAAGTTAACCGGTCAAGATGTAAAGATTAAAAGCTTATTCAATAGTAAAGAACGTACACCTAGTATGTGTATCTATTACAATGCAGAAGCTAAAGTTTATAAGTATAAGGATTTCTCTACAGGTAAGGGGGGCTCAGCTATAGATCTTGTAAAAGACATCTATGACTTACCATATCATAAGGCTTGCAATTTAATTGTAGAGCAATATAATGATTATGTTCTCCATAATAATGGAGGATACGACGTAAAGGAATTTAAAGAGCAGTCTAAATATAAAGTTAAGAGCTATATATTTAGACCATGGACTACACAAGATCAGTATTTCTGGACCCAGTTTAATATTGGATCTAAAATATTAGATGAATACTGTGTTAAGCCAATTGCTTATTATACTATGGTAAAAGACGATAAAGAACTAGTTATCAGAGGTAACTATAT